ATATTCCATAATGTCTTTTCTATCTCCATTACTAAAGTAGCTATCAACACAACTTCTGTAAGCTACAATCTCTTTATTCTTACAAAGTTCCTCTGGTAACATAATCTTCTATATTTTCTGTTTGTAGGTAGTCATAATATCTTTCTGTTGCAATGTCTAATTTTCTTTTACCATTATCAATAAAGTCTTGTGAACATTTAAAGATTCCAACATCAAGTGTATTTTTATCAACTACAATAAATTCAAAGTCAAATGCTCCAAACAATTCTAAATACAATGCAGCTTGTAAGTCATAAGAAAAGTAATGTGCAGACCTTTCAAAACCTTTTATATCAGCAGTTGTTTTTAAATCTATTACAACACCATCTTTAAGTATATCTGCTTTACCTCTAAATGCTAAATCATTGTAAGTATCAATTGCTGGTATTTCAAATCTTGCACCCTCCAACATATTCTTTACATCAGTTACACTTCTTACCCTTTCTGATATCTTTTTTGCTTTATGATATTCTGAGTTAGTAAATACGTTGTGTGAGCCAACTTCTTGTACTGCTAGTTTATATTGCTTTGATGCTTTTGTACCTTCTGTAAAAGTTAAGTAATCTACTTTCTCTGGTTCAAGTACCATAAGGTGTATTAATTGACCATCTCTTAACGCTTGTACATTTGTTTGCTTTTCTGTTAGTGAACGATAGTAAGCATAAGGAGAATCTAAAAGTTTCTTTGATGCTGAACTTGATAATGCATTTACACCTAAGTAACCATAGTAAAACTCATCATCCATCATTTTACTTAGAATGTCTTGCTTGTCAAATACTTCGTTGTTTAATAGTTTAATTGTTTCCATTTATTTTAGTTTTATTTTTTTTATATTATTTAAAACAAAGTGGTTTGTGTTAAATATGGTTTTAATCTTTTATTTGCAATATCAACATACTCTTTACTTAAATCACTTCCAATCCAATTGCGTTTATATATGTGTGCCATCTTTGCAGTTGTTCCACTACCCATAAAAGGGTCATAAACTAAATCATTTTCATTACTCCAAGATACAATGTGGTTAGCAGCTAACTTTTCTGGGAATATTGCTGGATGATTAAAAGCAACTTTATCCACTGTGCTAACACCAAAACCAGCAGAAATCTTCCATATATTGCTCATTAACTTAGTTTTATCATTTAATGATTTTTTTAATCTTTCTTGTGCTTTTTTATTTAATTTTTTTGTTGTTCCATCTTTATTTCTATATGTAGTAGTGTTTTTTGATGTAAATGATTTTTTACTTTTATTTTCCCTTAAACCATTAAATGTTTTTGGTTTTCCCTTACTTAACACAAACATATATTCAAATGACTGATGATACCTTATAGAGTCTGGAAATGGAGATACCCTATTATATATCATTGTATCGTGTAGATTAAAGCCACATTCCTTAAAATACAATGCTTGTTTGAAACTTGTACCGGATTCACTCCCGTCTATTGTAGAATCCCCTACAATCCAAACAACTACACCACCTTCTTTTATAACCCTATATAGCTCTTTTGCTATACTTTCAAAGTCAAAACTATATCCTTTGTAATCTCTTAAATTATCATAAGGTGGAGATGTAATGACTAAATCAATAAAGTTATCTGGCATATTTGCCATAGTATCTAAATTACTTTCACAATATATTTTATTTAATTCTATGTTATTCATAAGTTCCAGTTATTTTATTTCTTGTTTCATCACTTCCTTTTACTTCTGTAAATCCTTTTGATTTGTTTTCAAAACCTAATCTTGATATTACTTTTACGTCTTTAACCTTTACTGGTTCTTTAATTTTTAATTTTTCTAAATATTTTCTATTATAAAATAAATTACCATCATTTTTATAAACTACTTTTTCTAAATTGTACTTGTTTCCTTTGTAATTAATTATTAAATCACAAAAAACAATTTCACCTAATTCTACTTTATCACTCATATTATTTTAGTTTTATTGCTTGTTTTATATTTATTTCTGTTACTTCTTTTTTAATCCATTGTCTATTATTAAACTCTGATGTGGCTGGTAGTGATTTCTCAAACCATTTTAAATCTATTTTGTTTAAGTTAAATAGATAGATTCCCTCTGGTGTACTATTAATGTATATTGGTACGTCAAAATGTTTATTTGATTCTTTTATTAAAGCATCGTATTTAGGCTTTTCCAAAAGTAAAGTATCGTAATGCTTTTTTCTGCATTTCAGTTCTATTCTGCTTTGCGTTTCAATGTCGTAGCAATCCCATCTTGATATTGGATTTTTACTATTTACTAATGTTTTGTAATGGTTAGTTGATAGCCATTCAAATAAGTCTTTTTCTTTCCAATTTTTCATAGATGCAATATAGTGTTTTTTATTCTAAAAATTCATAATCATCTTTAACAAATTCTGGCAGTATGTTATCGTTTACCATAAAGCTAAATGGTTCAAAACTTCTATTTCTACTTCTTTTACATTCAACAGATATCCAGCCTTTATTAATTTCGTTTTTTTCTAACTTAATTTGTGTCTCTCCTTTTTTTTCTAAAGCACTACCTAAATTTCCTGTGGCTTTCTGAGTACCAAAGTTTTGATGTATAACAGTTAAAATATGACATTCTTTCTTTGCAGTCCAAGTCATAATCTTTTGCACAACAAAGTTTGTTTCTGACATCGAATTTACATCATTTAATAAATCTGCAACACCATCAATAATAACTAAACCTATTTTATCATCATTAAATTTATCAAATAATATGAACTCAATAAAATTTACTCTTTCATTTGGTGTCATTGCTCTTAAAGCGTATGTGTGGTAATCATCATCAGATTGAATTTCATTCATTATGACGGGTCTTCTAAAGACTTTCTGGCAATGAAACTTACCTTGCTCTGTATCAAAATGTTTTATCTTTCTACCTCTCCTATGCCCTTTTATATTACCAGTATATTTGTTACCTCCACTTTGATATGCTGATACAAGTAAACTTATAAAAAATGATTTACCAACTTTTGGAAATGCTTGTACAAAACTAAAGTTTCCATCTGTGCCAATTGGTATTGGATATTCTATTTCTTTACCTTCAACATCTATATCTGTATAAGTTCCACAACTAAGTGCTACTGGAGGATATTTAATTACTTCTGATATATCTACATTTGCTTCTTGTTCAAGAAGCTGCATCTCCATTCTATCTGCTTCTTTTTCTTCATTTGTTTTTATTTTTTGCGTCATCTATGTATTTCTGTATTTTTGTTTTATAATATTTGCCAAGTACATTATCATTTAAGAATTTATCATTTTCTAAAACGTTTTCTGTAAATTGTAGTTTTGTTTCATAATAGCTCATCATTGTCTTGTTATAGCAAATGTATATAATTTCTCTATAACAATCTTCTATATTCCATTTTTTACTTTCTTTATTACTACCAGTGTACTTTATCCAGTTACTTTCAATATAATCAACTCGCTTTCTTTTATATCCCTTTAGAGGTGGTCTTGTACGTTTATTAAGCAATATCTTTTTACCAATGTAAACTTGTTCTGTTTGTCTGTTAAGTATTCTGTAAACAAACCCAACTGCTTCTGCTGGTAAATCTTCTCTTGATTTTATTCTTTGTCCTTTATAGTTCCACATATAAAAAGTTTTAACTAAGTGTATAACACATTAAAACGTGCCATACACAATTGTTAGCATTAATACTAACCACATTGGTCTAAATTGTTATAAACCTCTTTGCTTGGGCATATTCTAATATGAAATAGGTACAAGCTAATCAATATAAATTCAGAGCATTTGTAGTAATCAAACACTCTTCCTTTTCCTACTTTTTTTCCTTTAATGAATTTTATATACATAATTTAATTTTTATTTATTAATCCGTACTAATGCTAACAATGGCTATAAATAAAAGCCTTTGTTAAGGTTATTTCTTTGAATCGAACATTTATTATACGGCTTCAATTCATAGCCGTAGGCGTTAGTAAACATTAAAACGATTTGCTAACACTATATATAAAAAATTATTTGTTTCTGTAATCTTGTATAGCAAATACTATTTGCCAAAAAATCATTAACCCTATGTAAATCCATAATCCTATATCCATAACTTTTCATATATTTTAACGTTAAAAAAAAGGGAGGCTTTTACACCTCCCAATTAATTTAAAATGGTAAGTCATCTGCTGCAACTGGTGTTGCTTTTTCTGGCTTTGCTTCTGACTTTTGTACAAAAGATTGTAAGTCATCTGATGCATAATAGATTTTACCATTGGCAACATATCTTTTCTTTTCTCCATTCTCTCTTTGTTCTTTTGTTTGAGGAATTGTAAAAGATACATTCTGTCCGTAGTTTCCTTCTTCAAAAATTGAGAAGTTAAGTTTTAATTTCTTTAACTCTTTTCCATCTTCTCCTATCTTTGGTACTAACTCTCTTTTTGCGTTGTAAGTTAAGATGTTCTCAAAATACTGAGAAAGTTTTTTAATTGTGTCAAGTTGTAACTCAACGTCTCCTAATAAGTAAGGTTTTTTTGCACTCATAATTTTAATTTTAATTTATAATCCAGTTGTTATTCCGTTATCAAGCACTTGTATAATATGTCTAAAGGTGCTTCTCTCTTGTTCGCCAGTTACATCTACTCCGTTAATAAAGAATCTGTAATGGTCTTTCTTGTTTGTTGGTCTTAATTCAAAGTCATTCATATTTATTTAGTTAATAGTTCTTTTACTTCTTTACTTAATTTAAACTTACTTTCTATTTTACTGATGTCTCCACCACCTTTAACATAAGCTAATGCTTTATCAAAATTTTCAGTTCCTTTATTTAACCATTCTTTTCCGTGAGTATTTGTTGAATCTGCATCTTTAGTATCATCTATTAAGAAAAGTCCATTTAATGCATATTTTCGTGCATACGAGCTGCTGCTTCCGAACGACTG